TCTTAAATGGTTTTTTAGAATCGTAGGTATATTCGTATATATTAGAACTAGGCGAAGCTAAAGCTATTTTTTCAACAGGGATAGTATCAACTACCGATACGGCTAAGTCTGATGCTTCTTTATAAAGAATGTCTACTTCCGTAATTTTATATTTAGATCTTAAATCAGCCCCATTAGAAGGTAAACGCAAACGTAATAATATTTTATTAACCTTATTTTGCATAAATTCAACTATAGTACTTTTGTAAGTCGCTTCTTGATCATCCTCTATCCATTTAGGTGGATTAGTATAAAATGTAAATATCTCTCTATTTGGTATTGCACCCACAATTGCAGGCTTGCTCATTGTTAAATAAGGCGGATTCCATTCTACAACATAGGTCTCAGGGTCAATCCATGTAGCATTAACTATTAATTGCCCTGGAAGTGGAACTATTAAATTGTCTTCAAACTTAATAACGTAACCAGCAGAAACCCCAGCGGCTCCTTGTATTCCATCTGTTGCTTTTGTGCCGCTTATAATAGATACTTCTGGATTTTTCTTTCTTCCAAAATAACCATCTTGTTTTGGTATAAATGCTGATTGCGTAAATGGGGCATATATAGAATATTCACCATCATCAAATTTAAATCTATAACTAAACTTAACAAATTTGTCTTCTAAAAAATTAGTATCTCCTATATAAGTTGAATCATAATATGGATTAGCATTAAATTTTAATACCGTAGCAGTTGTTACTGTTATAGGAACACTTAAAACTACTGTGTTTCCAGAAAAACTAACAACAAAAGGGTTTCCAGGAATAAGAACGCCTGTATCTAAAGTTACTCTTTGGAATGGTAACGGCCTAACGGTAGTTCCAGTAGATGTTGTATTGGATTTAGGAGGTACAGTCGATGTATACGAGGTGCTAGTTAATGCAATTGTATTGCTAGTAGTATTTACATTTGATTTAGCAGTACACCCAACAAAAGGGAGATACTCGCTAACAACATCGTACATTGTAGTTTCGTACGCTCCTCCAGCGTCTGCAACGGTGCTAACCTTATACATCTCAATTGGAGTATATGGATTAAGTTTTGCTACAGATATTTGTTCTTCTGTTGTGTAATATCCAGGTTGTTGTTGTGCTGTTACAATATTAATCTTTCTAGGTTGATTTCTATTGTCTGTCCAAAATAATAATTCCTCTAATAAGTTTACACCTATTACAGGGTTTGTTATAGAGAAATTAAGGAATGCTCCTTCAACTAGTTTAGTTATTGCTCCGGTTAAATCATTATACATATATATATAATTTTCCGCAGTAGTACTATAAGAGGGAGCTCCTTCAGGTTGATTATAATCCGTTAAGAAAAATATTATAATATTATTTTTTTCATCAGTATAAGTACCAATGCATTGCAAATCATTATTGCCTGTTACAACTCTAAAGTCTAAAGACAATTCATTACCTAATGAAGTTTGTAAATCACCTACACTAGAACCTTCTGATTTATTTATTTGTAAATTTAAAGCATTCCTGTATTCTCCAGGAGGAATTATTCTAGGATCTACATCCTTATTCATTTTAGATCCTAGAAAATTATTTTTAACTTCAGCCATTTAATTTTAGTGTTTAATCCATTTAGATTGACCTCTTAATACTTGAGTAATTTCTTCTAACTTGATATTAGATAATCTTATTTTTGCATTTCTTAATTTAGCAGTTCTTTCTTGTTTAAGTCTTTGCACTAAATATTCCGGTTGATTTGATCTTGATGCAATTATACCATGTAATATATAAGCGTACATTGCTTCCTCAGCCATTTTAGGCACTCTAGAATCTAAATCATATGCAAGTCCGTCAGATACATATTCTAATACTATTAATTTATGTACAAGATCACTACTAAAAGATATTTTACCCTCTCTTTCATTTATTGTAAAATATCCATTAATATTAGCATATTGAGGGTCTAAACCATATCTTCTTCCATACCAAGCGCTTTGCACCCACATATTGCCATTATACCAATCACCAACAAAATTGCCAGCGTCAAAAGTAAGTGGAACATCACTGTGAGTTCTCCATCTTTGCTCTGTTAAAGAGTCTCCTTGAATATTTGCACTAAAGTTATCCTGAATGGGTACACCTCTATTGTCTTGAATAGGATTCTCGTAAGGGCTTATTGTTAAATTATTTGTAGGATATATAATATGTTTTACACCACCTTCATCTATCCATGACATACGAACGTAATTAACATAATCTTGAGGTATTACAATACTTAAACTTGGCGGTATATTTAATTCTTGAGATTTAATACTTTTTAAAGTATCATAACTAAATTCTTGCATGCTTCTTTTAGCATGAAATATTACGTCAGTTCTTTTTACAGAAGGTATTAATTTATCAGGACCTACATAAGCGCTCATAAAATTATTTATGACATCATTTAAAGTTACATAAGAATAACCTCCGTAGTTTTGTTCTACAGTATTACCATAAGCATCTTTATTACCATAATTACCGCCGTCTAATATTTTTAATTGAACAACCACATAATAGTTATCAGGAATTGCGGTTGTAGTAGTTATAGTATTACCATTAACAGTAAAACCAGGGGTTCCAGAAAGTCCTTGCGGATATTCTAAAAATGTACCTGGATAACCAAATTGACTGGTATATAGTTTAAAATTATTTAATGGATAATTAACATCTAATTCATCCCAAGCGTTTGCACCACCGGATATTAAATCAGTATTAAATGTAGTAGTGAAAGAGGTTTGGCCAAGTGCGTTGTTCACTTGAAAGCCTTGTGCTCCTTCGTAATATTGTCTATTTGTTTCGGTTATTAAACCGCCATTAGGTGTAGGCATGTCTTATTAGCTTTTTGAATTAACTTCCTCTGATTGTGCTTTTTGAGATGCTGCTTGTACAATTTCAGGATCACGGATTATAACACCTGCATAACCAAGTATTCTTATTATAATATTTGTTTTTTCTGTTGGATCTAATTCAAATTGTACTGAACTTGCTGAATCATATATATAAGGACCAGTAGTCCAAGCGCCACCCCCTAAACCTTTATAGCCCCAAACTATATCATTTGGTTTTCTAACATAACTGCAAGATATATCATTTACTCCAGTTATTGTTTTAGGTGATACATATATTTTAGGCACAGAAGTATTACTACCAGCAGTACCAGCAGTTGAATTTTCATATAAGTAAATTGGGAATGTTGTAGTAGGTTTTGTTAATGTAGATAAATTCAAGTATAATAAATCATTCTTTTGAACTCTCTCTACTTCAATTTCATCTTTATATATAACTGTTCCAATACGATGTGTATTAGTAGGCGGAGCATAATAAGCAGGGCTTCCCACCGGTGTGGTATAAGTACAATTACCAAATGTTTTAAATATAGCTATTTTATTATCTATATTTTTTTGTCTATCGGCATATTCTGCGTCAGTTTGAGGAACTCTAAGTTGTTGGTTTAAATCTTCAAAATATGTTTCAAATATTTCTTGCTGAACTTGACTACCTATCTTATTAAATTCTTCAGGAGTAATATATCCCCTTTGCTCTTTGTTGAGTATTAATAAGACTGTTTTATATACTGAATCTACATTTACTGCCATCTGTTATCTTTATTATAATATTTAGGCAGTTATTGCAGTTTTAAGTACAATAACCGCCTAATTATTATTATTACGTATTATTTTAATTTTTTCTCTATTGACTTGAAGATTTGTATACCTTCGTCAGTCTTAAAGAATGCGGCCATTGCAGAATAAGGATTCTCATCAAATGGCACTGTCATTAATTTCCTATCATTTTCTCCCCAATGGAAAGTTCTTTGATCTTGTGATAGTTTAATTATATTTGCTTCTGTTGCTCTAATAGCTAAGTTTCTAAGTGGAACATTATCGTCATTAGCCAATTCTAAGAACAAAGAAGGGTTTCTTCTAGCTAGTAACAATAAATCTCTTTTTATCTCCTTAGAACTCATCTTATTGACTCTAGAACCAACTTCTACTCTTACAATTGCTTCTGCAACATCAATATCCATATCAAAAGCAGCATTCATTGCTTCAACTTCTAATTCTAAATAGTCTAAATCATCTTCTGCTTCACCTGTAGCGTCAAACTCATAATACTTAGTTCCTAAACCAGGATGGTATATTGATAATAATTTTTGTAAGTTTTGTTTTTCTTTAGGAACAAATAAAGTTCCGTTTTCAAATAAAACATGACCTAATGTTACTTGACCTTTTTGATCTTTAACTAAAGGTGAATTTTGATTTGTGGCATATCTTAATTCTTCTTGATTGCCAGTTTCTTTATCAAACCATAACAATGGGTATCTAAGGGTGTGTTTACATTGCAGTGTATATGTTAATGGTGAAAAATTATCTGCAATAATGTAAGTTCTATCTTTTATTTCCCAGTTATTTTTTGGAAGTTTACCTTCAATAGTTTTTGGTTTTGGAACCACTTCAATATAATCTTGTACTTCAACATTATTTGTATCTACGTACTCTTCTTTAACTTTTGGTTTTTGCGTTGTCGCCATAATATAATATAATTTAATAAATTTTTAAAAGGTAATAATTACCCTCGTAATTTCAACGAGGGTAATATCACCATATTTTTACACTGATGCAGTAAACAATACGAAATTGTTAGCAGCTTGTGTAACTAAACATCTTTCAGACAAGAAGTGTACTTGCATTGCATCAAGATCAGAAGTGTAAGCACCTCCAACAGATCCAGTAATCCAAGATTTCATTCTTCTATCGTCAGCTTGGTTAGCTCTATAACGAACGTGTAAGAAAGGTCTACGGATGTTAGTACCTAATTGTTGATCGTATACAGTAGATGTTCCAGCAGGAATCAATACACCATCGATTGAAGTATTAGCAACACCTCCACGAGTAGAAGCATCATTCAAATATTTCCAATCAGTTTTGTAGAAATCGTAAGATCCTCTTCTAAATCCAGAGAAACCTAAGTTTAAAGCCATTTGCTCAGAATTTTCAAATAAACCGTAAGCAACACCTCCAGCAGCACCAGAAGATAAAGAAGCTAACATATCATCAAAGTCAAGAGAAGTTGCTCTATTCAAGAAGAACATGTTTTCTTCAATAGCTCCTTGAGTATCTAATCCTTTCAAGATTGAATCAAAATCACTTAAACCACTTGCCGCAGTAAAGTTATTTACGATATTACCTCTTTCTCTAATAGCAGCAAAAAGACCTTGTGTTCCTTTGTAAGTTACACCAGTAGCAGGAGTCAAAGTTGATACACCTGAACTAGCAGCTGATAATTCACCTTCAATAACTGACATTTCTAAGTAATCTTCAAAACGTAATCTTGTTTCAGATTCAGCTTTTAAATACCATAAGAATCCACCAGTACCATCTTCAGTAGCAACTTCAACCCATCCAATTTGTGCAGTATCAGATCCAGAGATTTGGTATCTTTCTTTGATAATGATAGGAGAGTTATTATATTGTGTGAATGATGGAGTTACAGCATTGATAGATGCATCAGTAGTTCCTTTTACAAATTCAGAACCATAAACAAAGATCTTAAGACCTGTTGCTCCAGAGAATGATACAGTACCAGAAGTTAAACTAGCTTGAGTATAAGGATAAACAGTAAGTGTAGCGGTAGTACCTGTAGTAGATGAAGCATTAACAAGCACTTTAAGTTCAGTACCAGTTGCAGGATTCATAACCACTAAAGTTTGGCCAGGAGAAACAACGTTTTGAACGAAGTTAATACCAGTTCCGCCAGTTGTAAATGTTAAAGTAGTTGCAGAAGCACAAGTTACATTATTGTAAGCAATATGCAATCTATTTTGTTCAGACCAAATAACCTGATCAGAAGACATTGGCATTTCAGCCCCTACCATACGTAAGAATCCAGAAAGAGTTCTGTTTCCATAACGTTCTACTTCAGCTTCGTAGATTTCAGGTAAATATTGTTGAGCAAAATCATTACCACTTCCATTTGCAAAGTTTAAGTAGTTTGTCTCTAACGCTTGTTGTTTTTGAGACGGTTTAATAGAACCAAAGTTAGTTCCAGTAACCGAGTTAACCATGTTTGACATAATTGTAATTTTTAATTGTTAAATTTCTTTGTTTGTATTCTTAATTTAGAAGAATCAAAACCACTAATAGATTTAACTTTTAAACCGTTGATAAATACCTCACCAGACGTTTGTCTTGCTTGAGCAGCACCAGGATTTTTTGAGTTAGTAACTACCTCTTTAATTGCATCTGCCTTTCCTTGTTCGTAAAAGTGTTGTGCAATCTTATCAGAGTTCATAGCGGTATACAAAGCCTTGTGATAACTTTTAGTGTCATTAATGTTTCCTTCTTTATCCAGGAACTTCCCGAGGAAATTATTAATATCTGACTGTTTCTCTGCGATCTGTTCGTTGTTTTGCACAGTATATCTAAATCTTTTTTCACCAACATTGTATTCAAAACCTTTGAAATCGTTGTTAAATAAACTTTTAGTGTCCTGTTTGAAACGTTCATGACGCATCTTAGACTCATCTTCATTCTTCTTGTATCGGTTAAAAAAGTCATAAGCCTCTTGTTGTTCTTTGGTTACGCCGGGTCTCAACTTGATTTCGTCGTAATATTTACCTTTAAGATCTTCCAAGAAATTTCTTGCTTTTGCAACCTCTTCTTTAAATGCGAGTTTCTTTTTTCTAATGTCTCGCTCATCATCTAAATCTTCATCATAACTAAATTTATCCTCCATTAAGAATTCAATCTCTTCAAGGTCTAAATGTGGTCGTGATTTTTTATAATATTCTTTTATTAAAACTTCATTGTTTATTGAAGAATAATCAGTACTTAATCTAACATAATCTTCAACTGATCCGCCAGTTTCTTCCATAAAGGAAACTAGTTTCTCTATATTCTCCGGCAATGGTTTACCAGTATTTATTTGTTCTTGAATATGTTTTTCAGCCTGTGCTTCAATAATAGTAGCTTCTTCTTTTACTTCTTCGTCTGTAATTTCTTGAATAACATCTTCAGAGGTCCCTTCGTTTCTTTGCTCCATTTCATGCAATCCCACTTCGGATTGTTCTGAGCGTAACATGCTTTCATCTGTGCTTTGTTTTTGAACGGCATCTGTATCTGTATTTAAATTTGGTATTACTACTTTAGTAACTTCTGGCTCTGCTCTGTTTACTGATAAATCTACTTTTGCAACTTTATCGTCTTGAGTTAAGCTTTTAGGTTTCCTTGGTTTTGAGATTTTAAAGTCTCCTTCTTGTTTTACAATTTCTGACATGATATGATAATATAAAATTAGTTAATAAGTATTGTTACATACCAAACATTCCGGCTAAATCGTCAGAGCCTTCAAAGTCTTTAGGTAATGCATTATTCTTTCTTTGATCTATTAATTCTGATTGCTGTGTGGCTTGTATTTTTGTTCTTTTATCTTTTCGATCTTCTGCTTCCGTTTGTAGTTGCATTTTGGTTTGTATTCCAGCTTGTGCTAATTGAAGATCATATTGGAATTGTTGTTCCATTATTTGCTGCTTAAATTGCATTTCAGCTTGCATCTTTTGCATTTCAAGTTGAGCTTTAGCTTTTTCTATATTTATAGTTTCCTGCGTTAATGCTTGATGCTTTTGAACTTCAAATAACGCCGCTTGTTGTGCGGTTTCTTGATTTGCTTGTGCTTGCGCTTGTATGTTTCGCATTTGCGATTCTTGAGCAGCTTTTTGTTTTTTATTCTTTCTTAATTTTAGCATTTGATTTGCTAATTTTAAGTTCTTTATTTGACGTATATCGATAGCATCATCTAAATCTATTCCACCGCTTTGTAAAGCAACTTGAATATTTTGTTCTAACATTGCTTTTTCTTCTTCGTCTGGTTCCAACTCTAAGTATATACCAAAGTCATAAAGATTTAAATTTTTAATCTCTCTTAATGTAGAAGTATTATATGTAGTAATACTTTGCTCTAATACTTTTGCAGTAAGCGGGTAATCCAAGCAATCTGCAATTCTAAGAGAAATGTTTTCACACGTTCTAAGAGTTAAAAACATACTTGCCTGTACCAAATGCTTTGTAGCGGTATTTGATGCGTTTACGGCCATCTTTTGAAGTCCTACTAATGCATCTCTATCTGGCATACTTCCATCACGCGCTTCATTAAGCCCCGTGACATCACGTATCATCTGTAAATAGTATTGATAAGTTTGTATAAGAGAAGCTATTTTTGCTTGTCCAGATGAACTACTTAATTCCTGAATTGGAACTCTAGCAATATTTTGACCACCATCTTGAGTTAAAGATCTACCAATTATACTACCGGTTTGGAAGTACATATTTAATGCTTCCGCAGGATTATAATTTGTACCATTACCTAAATCAATTTCGGCTAAACCATCAATATCTAAAAATACCCCATCAGGAATTACTTTAGACATTACTTGTTGTAGTTTTAAATGCGTCAATTGAATCATATCAGCAAATCCTGTAATCTTACTTACAGTTGAATCAATTCTTCCTTTGTACATTCTAGGTGCACAAATAACATAATTCATTTCTACCTTAGTAGTATCTGCATAAGGTCTTGACATGTTTTCTGATAACTTCCATTCCAACATGGTATTAGTACCCAGAATTTTAGCCCCAGTATAAAGCACCTCTATAGTTCTAGAAATTCTTTCAAAATTGCTGTTTGGTGGTGGATTAAAATCATCTGTTTTTTCAATAGCTTTTTCTAAACCATTATCACCGTATTTTATTTTAAACACTTGATTCATATAAGTCTTGTATTCAAAATACATTACTTGAACCGTATTCTCATCGTAATTTCCCCATCCTGTTATATATTGTCTGTTACCAGGCATCTGTTGTATTCTATACAGCTCTTCATCAGATATGTGTGGAAATTCTTTTTTTAATTCTGGAATTGTAACTGCTTTAACTTCTCCAACATAATATATATCATCAAAGTTTGGATCTTCCGTATAAGAGTAAACTAAATAAGCAGGATCTACATATTCAGTTTTTATTCCTTCGGTTACATTAAAATTTGTTTTAACACAAGCAATACCTAAAACAGTTAAATCATAATTTAATCTTCTTCTAGTTAAATCCCATTTATTTGCAGCAAGGACATTATTAATCGCCTCTTCTTCTGCAATTTCAATAGATTGCTTATATGACAATTGCATATGTAAATCTAATTCCTCTTGGTTCTCTGGCAAAGCATCGGCGGATAACGGAGAAGCTGAAAAGTCTTGTCCTGTTACTCCGTTTGCTTTATTTAATAAATCCTGAGAATACATGTCTCTTAATATAGATTGAGCATAAGCCGTTCTATTCTTTAAAGATTCTTGATCTTGAGCATATGCTTTTATGTCATAAGTCTTTTGAGACATGCCGTTCACTACAATATCCACAAATTTAGATATAACTGGTACCGGTTTCCAATCTATATTAAGATAAGATAAGTCGCCGTTAGTAGCTAATTCATCTTTGTATTTTTGAACTGATTGTTCTCCTCTAGCATATAATCTTAATTGATGAAAATTATTCCAGTTGGATACATATCTATTTTGACTGGTTCTTCCTTGATCAAACCATTCTTGTTCTATAGCACGAGATACCTGTAATCCGTATTCTTCAGATGCCTTATCCGCATCACTAACAACCTGACTAGGAAAAGCGCTATTTGTATTTGTGTATATATTCATTTGTATATTTTTGATGAAGAACCTGTATTATCATATTTTTTAAACCCTAAATCATACACGGGTCTAACCAATGGCATTGTGGGTATATATCTATGTTTATTACACGCCATTATAGCTAACCCCGAACTAATAGAAGCATCATGTTTTGTTCTATCATTAATATTGAATCTAGCCCAGTCATTTAATGTTTTATTAAAATACATATCTCCATATCCATTTTCTTTTAACCCAACATAATCCTCTATATATGATTCTATTGCCGCAGCATGTGCTTGTTTTATATCTTCGCTAGAGTTTGGTATTCCGCCAATATCTTTTTCTGTTATAGATAATTTATTCCATACTTTATCAGGTCTATTCATAGAGTAACCTCTATATCCTCTTCTTTTAAAATGGAACAACAATCTAGGTTTATTATTCTCCGCGAGTATAGGCATGCCATAAAATACACAAGCCATTAATACTTCTTCAAAGAAAATTTCCGCTGTTTGCGGTCTTGCAATATATTCTAAAAAGAAACTATTTGGAGGAACATCTTCCATTGAAAACTTGGTTAGCCCACTTAAAGCTCCGTTAGAACCTTTGCCGTCTACAGTCCCTGATATATCATAAGGGTCACAACCAAATGCGCCACAATGCTCATTACCAGGATATTTAAGACCATTTTTTATTATAATATTATTTTGCAAATGTATTGGAGGAATCCATGAAACAAGAAACCTACCGTCTTTATTTGGATAGAATACAACTCTTGTATCTTGCATGCCGTTCTCCCATTGAAAACTTCCTCTGGTTAAAATACTTGTATTCCTTAAATCCTCATTGTAATCTATCTGCTCGTATATTTTTGTAAGATTAAACAAAGATTGCTTTGCTTCATCTCTAAATGCGTGTTGTTCTGTTCTTGGAAATTGGCGGTAGTATTCATTTAATCCGTCTTGATCTGATTTTAAACCATCTACCTCATTTTGCCAATGCTCAATAACACCATATTCTATTTCGTTTCCGTCAACCCCTTTGATGGGTTTTTCTGGAGTATCGAATACAGGTAAGCCATAAGTATCAATGAATCCCTCGTAGGACCACTCCATAGGTATAAACAAACTATATAATCCTGAGCTAGTCTGTCCGTTGCGGTTTCTTTTTGTAACATCGGAATTATAATAAAGTTTTTTAAAGTTCTCCCCTCCTTTATCTAAGGCATTTGATGTTGAACCCATCATACATTTACCAATAATTTTACTACCTAATCTTAAGGTTGTTTTTGTAACCCTCCAGTTATTTAATATATTATCGGGTCTTTCCCATTTACCACTTTCATCATGTACCAAAAGTTTTAACTTTTCACCATCATAGGAGTTGTCTCCAGTGTTTTTCCAGTCGATCGTTGTATCGAGTCCTTCAAGTTCCTCTAATTTTTCATTAGAATCTAACTTTCGTCTTGTTAGTTTCGATGCTGGAATCCTATATGCAAGTTCTGTTTTAGGTCTATCCATACCATCCTGGATAGGTTTAAAAAAGAAAGGATAATTAATTGATATTGGAACTACCTTATCTGTAAACATCTTTTTAGCATCTGCCCCAGATTTAGATAATATACCAAACCTAGAATCGCTAGATATTGTAGCTAGATTAACTAATTCAGATGAAGACATAAAAGAAAATCCAGAACGTCTATTTTTTAAATAACACATTCCATATGCCCTGCTATCTGCTTTACAAGCTTCCCAAAATATAAAGAACAATCTATTTGACTCTCTAAAATCCGGGGCACCTACGTCAATCTTGCTCCATTGTAGGTACATATAATGCGTTCCTGTTATATATGTAGGTTTACCATTATTGTAAAAGAATAAGCCTTCTTCTCTATATTTGAATTCGTTATCAATGTAATCGTACCATCGATCTTTAAAAGCGTCTGTTTGTTTATTCCAATCAAATGTACTTTTAATTTTACTTATTTCTTTAGGGAAATCCATTTGTTCCCAATATTGCTCCTCTTTATTTTTAGATCTAGAGTAAACATTTTCTGCTAATGGTAATGCTATTTTTAAATTTTGGATTTCAAGTATTTCACCAATCTTTCCAGTCTTACTAATAACAACCACGTCATGAGCCTTATCATATCCATATTTCCATTTGTTAAGGCGGTTATTTTGTTTTATAACACTAGACTTTATATAGTCTGGTATTATTTTATATAGTGTTTGTTCGTACATTACTTAGATCTCCCTTCCGCAAAACCTTTAAACACTTTTACTTCTACTTCTTTATCTCCTTCAATTAGTAATTTTTCTTCTTCTTCTATTCTACTTAAAATTTCAAAAGCATCAAATATTGCTAATTTTTTTGTTGCCGCAGCATTTTTTAATTTATCCGCAGATAAATCATCTTCTCCATTATCTAAAATAGCTTCTTCAGCAACCTTAATTAATTCAAGAACTGCTTTGTGCCCAGCTTGGATTATATTCTGCTTCGTTTCCTTTATATTCATATTTAATTACAATATCATTAGATTTCATACAATAAAGTCTTTGCCCGTCAACAATAAACTCAAACTCTCCATTAGGAGTATAACCAACAAGGTCTCCCTCGTTGATTTTAAGCGCTTTTAAAGAACTATTACCGTATTTTAATATACCAATAAGGCGTTGCTCTTTATCTAGCTTTAAATGATCAATATTTTTTAAAGGTTTAATAAAGCATCTATCACCAAATGACATCCATTCTTTATCTCTTTTGTATAAATAAATTTGATCTATATCACAAAAATATAAATCATCTATAAAGTATGATCTACTATTTTTTTGTTTGCCCTTCATATCATAGAATCTTCTAAAAACATTATGGTGTATTATTACAAAATCTCCAACCTTAATGTCTGTTGAATAAGCTAGCGGGATTGAGACAACCTCCGCTAAGTTATTCACCGATTTAAAACTTTCTATTTTTGTATTAAGTATTAGGTTTCCGCCCTCAACTTTAATTTCATTATCGTATCTATTCCCTAATGGTTTTACGATAAAACTAAATACACTTGTCATTAGTATTCTAAATCATATTCTACAGATATTGCCATATTAGAATTAAATTTCTTCCAAGGCATTACTTCTTCTCCTTTTTTTATGTATATATTATATGAAGCATCAGTAGAATCTAATTTTATATAAATTATCTCATGGCCTCCATATACGGATTGACCAATAGAATAATGCATTGCTTCATTCTTATAATCAATACCAATACTTATTTTTCTAATAATGTGATCCATTACTTAGTTGCTTCTTCTGTGTCTTCTATTAAAGTATAAGACCCATCTTCTAAATTAATATTAATTGCGCCGTATTCTTCTTGCAATTCATTCTTAAATTCTTCAGCAACTTTATTTACTTCAGCTACTTGATGCAATAGGCTATGCTTTTGTGATTCTAGCAATCCAATATTTGTTAAAATATTTGCTAAATCTTTTTGATGCTTTAGAATTGTATTCAATTGCTCTTCTTTAATCTTTGTTGTTGTTTCCATTTGATTTGATTTAATTATTAATTGGTATTATGACAATGTTAAAAGGTATTTTAGTTTTGCTGTTTCGCCAGACAATGACTGAGCAAGATTAGATATGTCTCCAAACTTTGCAGTATCTCCGTAAGATTCTAAATCTTTAGAGAATTTCATTACTTGATCAGCAATTGCCATACAATCTGCTTTTGAATCAATTGCTTCAATCTTTAATGACTGAATTCTTTTTCCGGTATAACCCATTAGTTTTTCAACTACATCATCTTTGAAATCTTGTAAGAATTCATAGAATGCTCCAGTTGCTTTATGCTCGGCAAAGCTTCTTGTTTGCCAATGTATCATGTGAATTTGTTCGTGAAAGAACGCTAATTTTCCTGCAATTTCTTCTGTTGTCATATTATTTTATTTTATTATTTATACTGGGCAACTAGTATATACCGGTCCGCTTATATTGCGTACATAAGTCCCTATTGTTAATGTTTCAGCTCCCAATAAAACTCTAGTGCCTGGAGACGTTTCAACATAATCCCCGGTTTGATATATAGAATTATTTACTAACTGCGTTGTTTCGCCCGAATCAATTGCGCCTCCGCACAGTTCGGCAATAACAAAGTAAACCATTTGGCCGGGTGTTCCTTGCGAACTTGCCGCAGGCCAACCAATACCTATACCCATTCCCCAACCCATTATCGAAGAGCTATTATATCAGAGCAAGTTGTATTTATATCACCGCTATCATTGGCCCATACTGCATTCACAATTACCGGAAAAAATGTACCATCAGGAATTTTACTAAACACTGTCCATGCATTAAGAGCAGAACCGTTAAACGCATTACCGCCAACTACTCTACAAACCAGTGTTCCGCCTGTACCTATATATAAAGCCGAAGGCTGAAAAGAAACTGCGTTATCAGGGTCCGACGGATCGGATGTAATAACAACAGTTTGTGATATTGTTCCAAAGTCTGGTTGATTACCGTATTGTCCCATAATTATTTTTTAAATATTTTATTGTATATTTCTTTTTTGTTTTTTATAACGTCTCCTAACATAGGGAACTCTAAAACAGTATCTCCAGGAAATGAATAATCTTCACCCGGTTGCATTTCCTTAGAATTGCCTTTATTATCTATACCTAATACGGGAAAATCTACATCTTTCATTGTGATCTCCCCGCTAGGTATTACATTGTAAGGTCTATCTTTATCAGGACTATTTTTTTTATAACCTGCTGTGGATAGATTTTTCATTTAATATTTTTTCATTTTAATAGGGGCCTTTGCTTTCTTTTTTAATTGCATTGCAACAGGTTTATCAGTAGCGGTTCCTTTTTGAGAATTTCTAGCCGCTAGTCTTTCTTGTTTAGCTTTTTCTGCTAGTGCTTTGCGTTCTGCTATTCCTTTTAATGTTTCAGCTTTTTTTGCTGCTAATCTTTCTTGTATAGCTTTTTTATCTGCGTCTTTTTGATCAAGTTTAGTTATAGTGCTTTTAATATATTCTTGTCTTCTTTTTTCACCACTGCCTGGAGAAGTATCCATTGTTCTATTAGGTCTATCTTTGCCTCGCATTGGACCATAATCACTCCAAGCATCATCGTATGGGCTAACAGAATTACTTCCATAAGCATTGCTAATTCTGTTTTCTTCTGCAGTAACTGGCTTTACATTAAAACTATTTTGACTGCTAGAAGCCATATTATTAGTTATCACATTTTTACCTTCATATTTGTCAATGTAATCTTTTTGTTGAGAAGATGATACAAAAGAATTATCATTTGTCCAACCAGACTCTGAACCTCCGCCAAAACCCGTATTGTTACCGGCAGTTCCTGTTTTATACCAACTTCCGTAGCTTTTAGGTTCTGCCGCAGTAGGTGTTATTGGAGTTGGCTTATCTACACCTGTATCTGATAATTTTACAGTTTCAGTTGCAGATCGCTTTTCATATTTAGCTTTATTTTCTGCTGAGGCTGCCTTCCATTTTTTAATTTCAGCAGGAGTTTTAGCAAACCTTTCAACTTTTTGACCTTCTTTTTCAACAGTAGCTGTCCCTTCAAAATTTCTAATATTCTTAGAGTCTCCTTTATTTTCGCCAGCAGCTAATTGTTTTGCTTTTGCGTCAGCCTCCGCCTTTGCTTTAGCTTGAGCACTTAAGTCTTCACCCGTTCCTATATTTATTTTTGTTTGCATGAAAGGAGTAGGAATACCGTGTCCGGTTTTAGCAAAAGGGGATCTCCCTGGTTTCATTTGAAATGCCATTTTTTTATTTTTTTATTGTTATTTAATCTTAGTATATACTATTGTTCCGTTTCCGTCTCCAGTAATAACACATTTTAATGTATTTTTATCTATAAATGTATATGTGTTTTCAGTTACCCAATTATTAGGAATAAATATTGTTCTAATAAAAATGTAATCTTTTTCAACTCTTAATGTAATAACATCTACTGATCGACCTGAAGTACTACTTATTGACTGTGTTTGTAATCTGCCTAAAGAATCTTTCCAAAAAAATAATTCTGTACATTCTTGATCAGGTTTCCAATAGCCAATTAAATCCTCAGTGTTAATTTTTTCTTTGCCAACTTGAGCGTTGACATTTAAACTAAACAATGCAACTGCAATAATTAAAAATGCTTTTTTCATAATTAAATAATATTAGATTTATATAATATTATTATTACGCGCATTATGTATTATTTAACTTTCTTTCCTTGCTTAGCGTAAGCTTCTTGCTCCCACGGTAAGTTTTTTGCGCCCTCTTGCATAGAGGCTCTAGGATATTTTTTTCCTTTCCAGATTACATGTGTGTCAGTATAATCTAAATCGCCACGTTTCATCTGATCAATATGAACCATCTCATGTTCTATTGTCTTATTTTTTTTTAATTCTAACGGAGATATATTCTTATTTACTAATATGGTCCCATTTGATTGAGCCATACCCAAAACATTATCATCCATGTCCGTACTATAAATAGGTGTATTGTGCGCTTCGTAAGGCGCTCCTTTCATTATAAATGCCATTTGTATACGGTTTAAATTATTAAATTCCCCTATAAATTACTCTATAGGGGATTTAAAATTAATATTACGATACTACCGCAGCAGTAACTGTTACTCCAGCAGGTAAATTTACTGGTGTTAAAATTGGACCAGATGGGCTTACAATAGCAGAAAGTACTGCGTTATAAAAACTAGTTGTTGTAGCTCCAGCAACTGTTAAGGTAAGAATCTTTGTTCCTAAATAAAGCACTACTGAAGTTGCGCTTACATAAGCTACATGCGTTATAGCGTTTACGTTTAATTGTAATGTTGGTGTACCAGTAATGGTGGTTGCAATAGAAATAAAATTTGCCATGTTTTTTGTTTTTTGTTTGTGTTTGTTTATTTACGTATATAAAGAATGTTAATCACTAACATTTTTTCATTTTAGCAGGAGCTGATTTAGTTCCTGTAGGTTTTGGCGATGCGGTTGCCCCCTTATTCATTGTTTGTTTCATTGGAGGTTTAACTTTTCCATATTCTTTTTTCATTTCTGCTTTTGATTCGCCTTTTTCATGCTTCATCATTGCTTTCTTAGAAGGATACGTTTCTCCTGTTGCTTTTTCTTTAACTACTTTCTTTTTTAATACTGGTGATTTCATAATATGATTTTTATTTAATAAGGTTTTGTAAAAGTATTTTTTTTCTTTAATATATTTCCAAATAATTTTTTTGAAGCTGTTCCAGCTGGATCAAAAGCTTCTTGCCAAGATTTACCAATTTCTTCTTTACTAGGCGTTTCTGTTACTATTTTAGAATTAACATTTACAGGATTTTTTTTAACACCAACATCAGATTTTAAAGTTGGTTTTTCAATCTCATTATAAGTTTCAATTCTAGCGTTAGTTTTTGCTAATCTTTTATCAACATTTGCTGCTCTATTTGTAAGCCTTGTACTTGTATCATAATCAGCTTTAGAGGCCCTATCTTTTAAGTCTTTAGATTTATTTTCTAATCTAGCTTGCTTTTTAAGATCTGAAGCATTGTCATCAGCAGCTGTTCTACTACCTAATGCAGCTCCAACTACTTTTCCAAAACCAGCAATAGATTCTGCAATGCCACCATCGTCATAAAGAGCATTTGGATTATATCCGCCACTTTCATAAACACCGCCTTCTCCCCCTTGATCTACCATACTTCTTTGAAGATGGAAAGGAGAACTACTATTTTTTTTAATTAGTCCTAAAGACATATTATTAAAATTTAGGTTTAGCTCTTTGCGTTATTGGTGCGCCGTTGTAATGCGGTTTTATATTGTTAAATATCATTCCATCTTTTCCAGCGCTATCACCTTTACCTTTAGGCAATGCGGTAGTATCAAACGGCCCATTCCATAGAGCATTTGCTCCAACCCCTGCTAAAGCAGCTTCTTTATCGTCCCTAGTCATAGGGTGTTTTCTAACGTCTAAGTTCATAATTATTGATTTATATCGTAAATAGGTGTTGTTGGTACTTGCACTCCAAGCGGTGGTGGTATAGGCATTCCTGTGTTTACTGGCGCAGGTGCATTTGGATTTGTATTCATTGTAGGATCAATTTGATTACCTGTCAATGGATCTACCATTTGCATAAAAGGAGAATTAGGCACAGCCTTCCCCATCATTTTTTCTATTGTTCCCGAATTGCTAAAAGCTTTAGGGCTAATTTTGTTATATTCCATTTGTTCTTTTTTTAATTGTGGAAACGGCGAGTTCATATTATTTGGATCTACCATTATAGGACCAGCAGGATCACTAAACATTTGTCCTCCATTTGTTCTGTCATAAATATTAGTATTATGCGAATCTACTCTTCTTAATCCTCTGCCGTGCGTCCCTTGCATTACTGATTGAGGTCCGCCGTTAATTGTATTGGTTGGCACTGCCCCAAACCAATTTTGCCCTTTATTTGTTGATCTATTACGCGTAACTGTTCCTGAGCTAGTTGCATTCCTAGTTGATGATACTGGCATTGCTGCTGCAGTTGCTGCTGCGGTCGCCGTTGCTGCCGCTGCTTGTTGGCCTTGTGTAATCCAACTATTTGGCCCAAAATCCTGTGTTGCATTGCTTGCTGGTTCTGGACTATTATAATATCCTGGTAATTGATTTGCATTTAAAGTTGGAGTAGTATTTACAGCACCTGCTAATCCCGCTGCCGCTGCTGCACCTGCTGGAGTATTACTATAAGCAATTTGAGCCGCTGTCATTGGAGGCGGTATAATATTGCCTGCAATCGAACCAAATAAACTTGATGCGTTTTGTTGTAAAGGACTACTTCTTTGTTTAAAACTCATTATTTCGTGTTTTATCTTTATTTGTATTTTCTATAGCGGTTATCATTACTGTATCCATATATGTTTTACCGCTCATTATAGAATTTCTGTGACTTGTTGGTATATCTTCTTTACCTAACATTATACGATACATTTTGCTTATCAGTTGTTTACACTTGAATGAAACTTTATATATATTATATTTTTGAGTTGTGTGGTTATGATTTCTCCATACTACAATCCAACCCTCTTTCAATAAATTGTTCCAGCGTTTATTATCCCAACTATATGCGTAAGTACCTATTTTATAATCTTGTTTAGTAAAGAATTCCATGCAATCAAAATAGATTAGGAGTTCTAAATCGGCATCGGTTAAATTGTTATTCCTGCATGCCCATCTCCTTATTATTCTATAATGTTTTAGCAATCCTATTTCTTTAATATCACTAGCCTCCAGTCTCATTATAAAACAACAACTACATCTTGAATTTTTATAACAAAATATGATTCTTTATCTAATTCTATTTTGTGACCAGCGTGTCTATCGTAAAAAATCAAATCATTTGGTTTAACCCCAACAACTTCATCCCCTACTGACATTACTTGCGCCTCCACATATCTAATATCTTCTCTTTGATTCTCAGCAAGTAGCAATCCTCCTTTTGTTGAGGTTGTACCTTCTTTTACTTTTTGTATAATTAAATTCCTACCTATTGCTTTCATTATGCTCTCAAGTTATTGATTACACAATCGGTTGACAATATTGTTGTAGCAACAGATGCTGCGTTTCTTAATGCGCTTTTAGTAACTAACAAAGGATCAATTATACCGGCTTTAATCATATCAACAGTTTCGCCGGTTATAACATTAAGCCCATACCCAACCTTTGATATTATTTCTATTGGAGCATTTTCAATTCCTGCATTATCTAATATAGTTTTAAAAGGTGCTCTTATTGAATCTAATAATATTTCTTCTCCAACAGAGAATGTATCTATATTATGTGAAGCGTTTAGTAAAGCAATTCCTCCTCCTGGTACAATACCTTCTTTGATTGCTGCTTTAGTTGCACATATTGCATCTTCAATTCTATCTGCTTTTTCTTTTAATTCTATTTCAGAATTTGCACCCACTTTAACTATAGCAATTTTAGCTGTTAAACGAGCTAATCTTTTTTCTAGTTTTATAACAGTGTAATTTGGATTGTTTTCTAATAAAGCCTTTTTAATGTCATTTATTATTTCCAATATATCTGCAGGTGTTTCTCCCACATGAAGCACTGTTTCTTCATGACTAGTAATACTCTTAATACAATTTCCTAAATGCTCAGGTTGTATTAAATCTAAATCATCTCCTAAATCTTCGTTTATAACAGTTGCCCCTGTTAATAAAGCTAAATCATCTAAAATTTCTTTTCTATTGATTCCAAAAGTAGGAGCATTGATAACATTAACTTTTATATTGCCTTTAGATCTATTCATTGCTAAGGCAGATAATACGCCTTGCTCTAAATCTCCTATAATAAGTAATGACTTTTTGTTTTTTATAACATACTCTAATACAGTCTGTATTTGTCGTATGCTCTCAACAGGTGATTCAATTAGTAATACCAAAGGATTATCTAACTCTGCTGTTTTATTTTTTTGATTAGTTATAAAATGAGAATTTGTTAATCCCATGTTACATTGCACGCCCTCAACAACTTGTAGGCTGCACTCCGGATCTGAAGACGTTTCCATCATTACAATTCCAGTATTCCCTACCGATCTAAATGCGTCTCCAACTAACTTGCCTAGTTCAGGGTCGTTATTAGTGGATATTGTAGCTATCTGATCTAGCATTGCATCATCTACTTTTATAGAAAGATTATCTAAATATTCTATAACATTTTCAACAGCCTTATTTATGCCTTCTTTTAATTTTCTAGCATTTACATTTTCTAAAGCATAAGCATTTTTTAAAATAGAATGAGCTAATACTGTAGCGGTTGTAGTTCCATCACCTGCTTCTCTTACTGTTTTTCTAGCAGCTTCTTTTAATAAAGTTGCTCCCATGTTTTCTACCGGATCTAATAATATAATTGAATCCGCAACAGTAACACCGTCTTTTGTTATAACTGGTTTTCCAGTAGAGTCTTCTAAAAGAACACATTTGCCACTGGCCCCTAATGTGGAACTAACAGCTTTAGTTAATTTTTCTATTCCAGCAAATACTTTATCACTAGCTTCTTTTCCAAAGCTTAGATTTTTGACTATAGCTTCTGACATAATTTTATTTGATTAAATTTGATATAATTTATATATTACTTGTTTTTTACATTTTTTACCTAACCTTGACCTCTGTATTTCTTTTTATAAAGTTTAGAGGTTTTAATTTTAGATGTTTTAGTTTTAGCGTGGACCCCAGGTCTTGAGATATCTTTTACAACCCTATTAACAACCGCCGTTTGTTTTGCCATAATAAATATAATATTAATATTAATAAAAGTAACCAGATAATCCACCAATAATTTGCTTTTTTATCTATAGTCTTATTTTTAGTAGAAATTGTTTCTGTTTTATTTACTTTAGCAATTGCTACAGAGTCCGTATGCTTATTATTAGACTCTGTTTTGTTATTTGTATATAAAGTATTAACTTTATTTTTTTTTATCTTTAAAACAACGTTTTTGTAAACCTTACCTTCTACAACAATTTCTTTACATGTATCAATTGGCGTAATTGTTATCTCGCTATTATCGATTGTTGTTATTATATTAGTAGAATCTGTTTTCTGCTTTGTTTCTATTGTTGTAACTAAAACTTTTGTTTCAGCAATACTGTCTTTTTTTATATTAAGTTTATCTACTTGTACATGCCTACTTGCACATGATGTTAATATAATTAAAAATAATAATATAATTTTTTTCATTATGATAATATAGTTATTGTTATATATTCTGCCGCCTGCATTTTTTTAAATAATTTTTCAAAGGCTTTTCTTGATTGTCCTATATAGTTTTTATTTCTTGATTGCCCGACCAATATGCACCCTTCAGTATCGTGATTTGAATTACCACTATGTATGCGCACTCCTTCAAAGTTAGGCACATCTAATAATAAAGGCAATAATCTTTTAAACCTATTAGACTCATTGATTATCACTTTATATGTCCCCTTAGGTATTGCGGTTTCTCCTTTAATTTTTACTGCTCTTTCTGTGTCTTCTAATGTATAACATTGGAATAACCCATCAATTGACAATTCTCCTATTGTAGACGTATCAGTCTTGTGTAGTCTCTTTACTGTTATCTGCATTTTTATTTCCTTTTATTTTAATTAATACCCAATCTGATATTTTCATTGATGTATATATTATTGATATTAACAATAATAGTATTTTTAGACTTGCTTCCAAATTTGTAAGACTCATTATAAGGGTTAGAGCGTTTAAAGAATAAACACGAATACTACATTGATCCATTATCTTTTAAGTTTATTAATAATGTCCGTAAATCCTTGAACCCCTACATATGCTGCAGCTATCATTGCAAAGTCGCCTGATGTTAAATTGCCAGTAAATAATCCAGCGCATGAAACTATAAACACCATTAGTTTTCTACTAATCCATTTATTTAATAATATATCTATTTGTTCTTTACTCATTATTGTTGATTTTTAATCTCTTGTATTTCTTGGTATATTCTTAAAAGTTCTTCTTCTTTTTGTTTTAATAAATCTTCTTGAGGAATGTCCTCAACTTCAATATATTCAACTCTTATTAAACCATTATCATCATAAATTTCGTTTCTAATTTGTGCCATAATTAATATTTTTATAAAGTTATACCTACTAAAAATGGATTTGAAAGTAAAAAAGGAGTTCCAAATGTAGCAGGTGCAGATCCGTAAGTTGCTGTTATATAATAAGCACTATAAACTGATGACGCGCTCCAAGAAATTGCAATTAAACTGGATGATGCTAATGCACTTAATGTTTGAGTGCTAGAAGTGTGAACACCTATCCAATAAGTTGTTCCAGCTGTAAATGTTTGAACAGTTGTAGCTGTTTTCACACCTATTGTTGCGCAACTTAAATCTGCACTTTGATATAATCTTGTGTCTGGTTTTCCGTTTAAATCAGAATAAATTAAAATTTGAGCGTTTGAACCGACTAATAAAACTGATACATTGATATATAAAGAAGCTGAAGTTATTGTTTGTACTGGAATAAACGGAGCGACTATTAATCTATTTGCTGTTGCCGCAGTAGCTAATGTGCCTCCTGCTGTAATACCTTGGGTTATACTATTTCCTACAGATGGTTTTATATAAGCATGAAGACCCTTAACTGATAAATCTCCACTTCCTAAAACAGTAGTTCCATTAATAGTTTTTATGTTGGTACCACTAATTAAATTATCTTGCTTTGATGCAATTTGTGTTTGTATTGCAGAAGTAACCCCTTTTACATAACTTAATTCAGTAAGAGAAGGATATGTTGCTGTTGATAATGTTTGTATATTTTTGCTTGCATCTAATGCTAATAATTGCGAGGCGGTTAATGAACTTAATATTGGCGGGGTAGAAAATGTTTTTGCACCAGCTATTGTTTGTCCATTTACAGTCATCAGCCCTCTTGCTGTTGCAGAAGCATCTGGTAAATTAAACGTGTGAGTTGTACCAGAAGAACTAATAGCAAAATCAGTTCCACTTGTTCCTGTGATTAATGTCTGAGACGCACCTGTTAAACTATTAATTGCGGTTATTCCAGTTCCTGCCATTATACCTGACTGCTGAGTAACAGTCATTACTACAGAAGCAGTTGATGGAGGAGGAGTTCCGGCGGGTTGAAAAGAAATATATACAGATGTATTCACTGTACTCCAAACAAATTCGTAATAATCACCTGCTACTACATCTAAAAGAAAATTCCATGAAGGGAGTGTGTGTCCATCGGCCGATCCGTGCTTAGCTGGAACTAAAACTATTCCTGAAGAACCTGGTACATCTGCACCGTTTTTTCTAAGCCAAATAGTGACATCGTGCTCTGCCGAAGTAGGATTAGTAAATTGTGCTGACCATTGAATATTATATATTCCCGTGTTTGCAATTGTAATTCTTGAATTGCTAACTATAGTAACTCCATTAGACAAATCAGTTATGCCTAAAAGCATTGGGTAACCTGTATTAATTGCAGCGGCTGTTTGATTTGTTACGTCTTGAAATGCCCCATAATACCCTGTTGGTGTAGCAGCGGTATTAGTGCTCCACTTTAACCCTGTTGATGTTGTACTATCTGCTAATAATACTTGAGTGTCTAATCCAACCGGTAATCTTGTGTTGGTTGTATTAAAAGTATATAAATCACCTTTAGTTGTAAGAGGCGAAGCAACTGGCGTTGGTATGTTTAATACATTAGCCACTAAAGTAGCTGCTCCCGTTCCTGTTGTTGTTAAACTTGTTATTCTATTTGTATATGCCGTATCCCAATTTGCTGAATTATCAGTAATATAAGATATTGTACCGGCTGTAGATTTAACCAATCCCGTTCCACTTAGAGCGTTTTGCTTTGCATTCCAAGTAGACGCTGAGGTTATTCTACTATCGGCTAAAGTGCCTGACCAGCCTAATGTTAAAGATGTTGCTTGTAATAATGCAGTAGAAGGCGTTCCTCCTAGTGTTAGTGTTACATTTGTATCATCTGTTTTAGTTAAAGCAGCAGGTGTTACAGATGCCGTAGCATTTAATGTAGTGCCAGTAAAAGATAATCCTGTTCCTAACGTAATTTCTTCCATTATACCAGATCCAGCGGTAGATCTACCAATTAATTTATTAGTAGCCATTAATGTGGATATAACCGGAGTGGTTCCACCTGAGGATACAATAGGGGATAATGCAGTAACACTGGTTACACCTCCTGCAATATCGGCTGTTGTAGCTATTGTATATGTTCCAACTGGTTTATTAGGAAATTCTAATATAACATTGTTTGTTATATTATTTATTCTAATAGATCCAAATGTATTATTTTTGTAAAATGTAATTTTACCGCCCCCGGCACTTGGCCCTCCAGAACTTAAATTTACAGATCCACTTGCAAGACCCTGATTCCAATCTAAATTGACGCCATTTGTATCAATTGCAGCAGTTCTATTTTCACCATTAAAGGCGGCAGTTGCAAGCATGCCGTATCCAGCATAATCTGCAGTATAATTTGTTTGAGTTGGCGAAATTAATTCGTAATAAGAATTCAACGATGTTAAAGTATCCGTATACGTATAATCCCCACTTAAATTGGTTAGTATTATACTATTGCCGGTAGTATTACCTGCTGTTGTAACATCGTCTAGTGTTGGCGTTCCACTACTGAAGGCAATTATATCATAATAATTATCTTTTAATATAACTCCATTTCCGCCTATATACTGTAAATCTAATGTATAAAAATACGGGTCTACTGTTACCGTATAGCCAGTTATTTTATAATTACCAAAAGTATTTATTTCGTTTTGATGCGCTATTAATATTTCTTTGCCGTTTAAGTAAGCTAAAAATATTTCTACCTCTTGCCCAGAAAGATCTATTGTAGATACTATAAATTGTGTTATACTTGAAAATGGAGTGTTGTTTCCTCCTCCTCCAGCAAATGATATTGTTTTGCTTAGGTTATTGTATTCTGTAAATTTAAAGGACATCTGCCCGGTAATCGAAACTTTACCGTTTATATTTAAATAATTGGCAATTCCTTGTGCGGTATAATTTACAGTTGTATTTGTTGCTGCTTTAGTTCCTAAGAATAAATCAGCATCTTCTATAATAACATCTTTTGGATATGAATTACCTATTGGCATATTATTCTTTTTATTATTCTGTTACCTGTACATCAGTTATTATTCCATTAACAACTGTTACTTGGGCATTTAATAAAGCATTAGTATCAAAAACACCATTCCAACCATTCCCGGTCACAGCGTTTACTGATAAATTAACTATATCTTGTATTGGAAAAGATTTAGTTGGTAAACCATCATCCTCATATTTTGTACCTATTATGTAATCTTGTGTTGTAGGGGTTGCCTGTGGGTAACTGTATATTATAGCCATTTGTATTTTATTTATTTATTAACAATTCCACTTGTCTAACGCAAGTTTCTTTCTTGTTGGTTCTCCATTTGGTTTTTTCATAGGGCCTGGCATGCCAGACATTCTAGCACAGAATGATTTTCTACGCTTAGCGTCTTTACTACCTGCTTTTAATTCAGATGGCTTTTTGGTTACCGCTGTTTGCAATTTGCTTCCAGGGTGTTCTGCTCTATAACTTGCAACCCCTTTTGCATTTAATCCTCCTTTAGGATCTTTACCTTCTTTACGTGCCCAAGCAGCCGTTTTTTTTAACGGTGACTCCTCACAGTCACAACTACACTTGTGCTTTAACGCATCGTTATTTGCCGCAAAGTGATTTAATATTACTGGTCTCATATATTTATTTTTTAAGAAACATTACTATTACTAGATCTTCTAGCTCCCATACCAACTTTCTTCTTTGCTGATACTACTTTTGATTTTTCACCTTTAGACATTTCATTCCAAGGTTTAGGGGAATCGCCGCTAACCCTTACTGAAGGCCTGCATGCTTTTATCCCTTTTCTATCTGCTGATCCACATTCATTTCCTTTTTCATCTGTCCACTTTTCATCGAACCATCTTTTTAACGATGCTCCTTCTTCAGTCTTACGGATTGCTTGTAATGGTGAAGTATACATTATTTATTTTTTCTGCATTTAGCAATAGCTCCAGAAGCGTAAGCCGAAGGAAATACTTTATATGACGCTTTTACTTTATTGTAACACGCATCTTTAAGTTTCAATGGTGATTTCTGTTTTACCGGCGAATCAATAACTCCTCTGCCAATTAAAACATCTTTCTGTGTAACTTTGCCGTCACCACTTAAATCCTTTAGTTTCTTAGCAGGGCTTTCATTGCAATCACATTTCCCATTGCATCCACATCTACCGCTTTTTCCAATAGTGTAACCGTTATTCGTTGGTCCACCTAACCCTTGAGGGCCTATACCTTTTCCGTACATACTGTTTTATTTTTTAGACTTTAATAAATCAATCTCGGCTTTTAATTCTTTAACCGCATTGATAAGAGCGAATGTTAAAGCAGTTGAATTAAAATCGTATAATTCAGTATTCTCTTTATCATCTTTATTTAATCTTGCTTTGTACGTGTTTACAGTCTCAGGAAATATATCTTTTATTTCTTGTGCAATCACGCCAGTATATTCTTTTCCTTTTATAGTATTAGCTAATCCATTGTATTTGTAATTAATCGGGTTTACTAATAGTATTTCATTTAATCCTTTAGTATAAGGCTTTATATCTTCTTTTACTCTAGAATCACTTAAAGCAGACCAAGCCCCTCCACCTGGTTTTGCAGCGTCCTGAGCTGCGACAAGGGAATAATTAAAATCAGAGGTAAAATAACCACCAATACCATTAATAGATATTCCATAAACACCGTAATTAGGTAGTGCGCCGGTAACTGCTCCACGAGCATCACCATAAACCCCTGCAAGTCCGTCTGTTATTTGCCCAACAACTCCAATCCCACTTGTTGTTGTTCTTCCAAGTACACCATATTCTGTATCGCTATATCCTGCAATACCATAGCCTGCAACACTAGTTCCGGAAATTGCCGTTGTAGCCCCAGCTACGGATGAAATAATACCAATATCAGTTGTATTTCCAATTGCCGTTACCGCTTGTAAGGACGCTACGTTACCCTCAAATGAAACGGTATCGATTACATCCTGCATTGTATACCATTGTTGCATCGCTTGCAACGCTGCGCTACCACCGTATATTGTATTAGCGCGTTTATCTACCATGAAAACTTTTTCTTCAGTTGGAATTAAAGACATATTATTTATTTTTTAGTTATTTTATAATGTTTACCACTCTCGGATTTTGTGCCATTCCCATCGTTACCTCTATTTCTAGAAGGCGTTTCCCAGTGCTGATCTTCATGATCCCAATCCATACCTTTACCCTTAGGATCTGCTCTATGCTTTCTTTGGTCCTCTGCTTTCTTAGCTCTTCTATCTGGAGTCTTAGCATAAGCCAAATCCCTCGCCGCTTTAGCCTTAGCCGCTTTAGGCGATAACTTCTGTTTCATCAAAGGCGAATCATCTCCAATTCCTTCGTTTCCATAAACGTAGTCGGTTTGCTTTATAGGAGATTGCGATCTTAATTTAAACGCCATAGTTTATCCGGTTAATTATAGTATAACAATTACGCATAGTCACCAAATCTTACAGCGCGACATTAGCCTACTATTTATTTAATATAACTACCTAACGTCACACTTTTAAACTATACCTAATAAGGTATATTATATACTAAAGTCTATAATATCATACCCCATAAGGTATAAAAAAAAATATTGTAAAAAATTTTTTAAGGGCTGGTAAAAATTGTATCACTTATATAGAGGTTTTGTGTTACCCCCCTACCCCGGGTTAGCTACTCTAAAAGGGAAATGAGTTTTGTTTTACCGGGTCCCCTTTCATCTTTCCGGTTGGACAGGATCAGTGGCTGTGACCGTGACGTGTGACGGATTCGATCTGCCTATTCCGGTCTGGCATTCAGCTGTGCCGTGTGCCGTGCGCCGTGCGTTTGTTATAATGTATTGCCGCGCAGATGTTATGATCTGGTGCGTGTTGCCGTTGCCG